TGTATCCTCCTAGGCATGGGAGACTTCTTCGGTGGATGGGTTAGGACCCTAGTCAGGAAGCAGAACCCGAACGGGAACGAATACTTGATCTGTGTCGAAGCCGTGGTTAGGTTCTTGATGAGGTTTGCCGATATGAAGTTCACACGAAGCCCCGACTCTATAGGGCTTGAAGAGTTCATCGGTTTAATGGACCAAAAGTAGCAAGTATGAATCCTCCAGAGCGAATTAGAAGGAAGCGCCCACCAGGCCGACCACCCATCGACATCGATTGGAAAACCTTTGAAGGTTTATGCGGAATCCAATGCACGCAGCAGGAAATATGCGACGTGTTACAAATCTCGGTAACCGCGTTAGAAGCTGCGTGTAAACGAGAACATAGTTTAAATTTCCGTGAACTTTACCAGAGGTTTGCGTCAAAGGGAAAAAGCTCAGTTCGACGCGCCATGTACACCAAGGCGCTCACGACTCCTTCGATCATGATCTGGTGGTCGAAGAACCATCTCGGCATGACTGATAAGATCGAGACGAAGAACGAAACCGACCTGAAGGCTACCGTCACCGAATGGGTCGCCGAGTTCACTCCGCTGAAGCCTAAGAGTGATTCAGAAACTTAGACTCTATCAGCCTCACGAAGTTCAGAGCGCATTCCACGCATCCCCAAAGCGTTATCGGATTGCATCCCTTGGGCGTCAGAGCGGTAAATCTACGATGGCGATCAATGAGCTAGCAGCCCAGGCTTGGAGGAACCCGGAGACTCGGTACTGGATGATCGAGCCGATTTATTCTCAGGCTCGGGATATGTACCGAAGACTTTGTAAGCTACTCCCTAACGGATCCTATAAGGGGAATGACTCCGAGCTTCGAATAGAACTCATAAACAAATCCACGATCGAGTTTAAGTCTGGCGAAACTTTAGATAACCTTCGGGGCGCAAGCCTTCACGGAGTCGTTATCGACGAAGTCAGAGATCAGCACCCTGAACTCTGGCCGCTCGTGATTCGACCAATGCTTACGACTACGAACGGGTGGGCCGCGTTCATCTCAACCCCCTCAGGCTATGATCAGTTCTACGATCTATGGGAAAAAGCTGGGGAAGAATGGGAGCGGTTTAAATCCCCATCTACGTGTAATCCCCTATTCACTCAAGAGGAATATGAAGCAGCAAAAAAGGAAATGTCCGAAGCGGAGTTCGATCAAGAGATCAACGCAAACTTCCGAGACCTTCAAAAGGGCAGAGCCTATTACGGATTCTCAGAAGAAAACATTAGTGACGTTCACCTTTTCGCCGGAGGAAACTACTGTAACCCTTATCTTCCTGTCGAACTTTACGCCGACTTCAATGTTAGGCACATGGGTTGGTCACTTTCCCAATTCCGGGAAGGCACCGGACACTATTTCTTTGACGAGATTTACGGATATGAAAACACCTCCGCAGCCATCAAAGAATTTATCCACCGATTTAAGCAGCTCGGGATTTCAGCAAACCCTGGGGTCATACTCGTTGGAGACGCCTCGGGCAAAGCGCAAAAAACCTCAGCGGCTGGGCAAACGGACTACACGATCATCCACGAAGAGCTAAGGCGAGCAGGGATCACGTTCGAAGACCGAACTCCGGAATCCAACCCGCACGTTAAGGACCGAGTTCAAACGATGAACACGAGATTTAAAGCCGGGGATGGAACGGTTTCGATCTGGGTTCACCCTCGGTGTAAATATCTGATCCGAGACTTCCAGCGCGTCACATGGAAGGAAGCAACCTCGGGAGCTATTCTAGATCAGGTCCGCGACAGATCGTTGACTCACTTGTCCGACGGTGCGGGATACGGAGTAATGATCCGACACCCAGTAAACGCAGAAGGTCACGTTGGGACGTTGCGTATGGTCAGGCGATGACCCAAAATAAAGTTTGCGGACGAGTTGTCCGAGAATTAGGGTGGAGCCTTAGATCAGCGGCAGATTACTCGGAAGAAGGTTTACCCCTCCCGAGAGGTCCCAGGTTCGAATCCTGGAGGCTCTTAACTTTTAGAATGGAACGATGCCCGGACTAAACGCATCCCCGAAATATAGGGCATTCATTCAGGACCGTGACCGAGCCCTAGAAAAACTCTTGTCGAATTCTCACGCGAGGATTACAGACTACACAAACGCGGCACTCAGGGAGATCGAGTCAGAAGCAGCCTTGCTCTGTCATCGTCATGCGAGTGCGAGTTTCCCTCAAACCCGGGCGCTCGTTCATCAATTCGATGAAAGGATCTCCCGGGTTTTTTATTTCCTATCGACGCTTATCTCTCGCGAGATCACGGCTCTCATGCGCCGGAGCTACGTCCTTTCCACCGTTGGGGAAGCCGAAGCCATTGCACGTGCCACAGGAGCGGCGAAGTATAACGTCCACGGGAAGGACGCGAAACAGGCCAACCCCGAGCGCATTCAATACCTTTTAAACCAGGCGCGTTATAAGATTCTCAAAGCCTTCGAGCAGGGGATCGTTCTCGAAGAGTCTTCACAGGAAATTATGGAGCGCGTTAAGAAGTCGTTCCCCGAGCTGAAAAAGTATTTGAAGGCTCCGCGTCAGCTTAAGCCTTTAAAGGAATCTGCGGCCGAGGACGAGCGCGACCCGGTAAAGGATGCCGCGTCGGGTTTCATTAGCGATGAGGACTGGCAGGACGTAGTTCATGATTACCTAAACGAATACGTTCCGCAGTATTCTACTCGCGGTGAGATCGTAGGGGAATTCAAGGGCGATGAGTACGACGCCCGGTACGGATGGGAGATTGAATCCGAAGCCAATCATTCCTTCGTCGATCAGGTCCGCTCAGGGCAGAACGAGATCGCAAATCAGAACGGATACACGGACATGGTCTGGATTGCCGTGCTCGATGACCGTACAGATGAGTGCTGCGAGTGGCGAAACGGATTGACCTCAAGCGAGATCGAGGCGAGCCTAGAAGGCGAACATGCAGACGACGACTGTGATGCGATTGTCCCTCCAGCTCATTTTAACTGCCGGTGCTCTCAAGCGCCATACACCGAAGACCTAGGGGAGCCGGAGAAGGTAGACTTCTCGGACTTTGATACATGGCTAAAAGATCAGTAAATAATCCAGTCGAGATCGAAAAGGTTCGCACCCGAGTCCTTCGTAACGGGGTGAGCTTTGATCCTCAGTCCTATGAAGTCGACGATACGTTTAAATCTTGGAGCGGATCGAATCCTTTAGAGATTCACTCGGTTCAGGAGCTTATAGAAGCCGCAAAGAAGGGCACGATCGAAGTCGAAGCAAAGGTTATTGGATACGACGCCAAGAAGCGGTGGGGATTTAAACGCCTTGATACGAAGGCATTCACGGAGGCGTGTGCAAAGAATGGGAAGCGATCATTCAAAGAAGCTGCCGATCTTTTCGCTTACGATCTGGATGGCGGACAAAACTACGTGGGGGGACAAGATTTTACCCCTCTTCTCGGGGGGCCGTTCAACAAGCAGCTTTATTATTACGACTACCTCCGAATGCACTCGCTTGCATTCTACGCCTACCACCACGACCCAATCGCAAAAGCTATCGTATCCATCACCCGAGATTTCGTTCTCGGGCGCGGGGTCCGTGTCGATATCAAAGACCCAAAAGCTCAAGCCATCTGGGACGCCTTTGCTAAGGTTAATAACCTCGACCGACAGCTAGAACTTATCTGCGACGAGTCTTCGATTTACGGCGAGAACATGATCTGGTGGCTTCCCGATAACGATACTAAGATCGGGTATCAGCTTCGCGGGGATCAGGCCGTGCCTAAGGGATACCTCCCACGCTTTAGACTTATCGACCCTTCGGTGATCTGGGAAATCGTAACCTACCCAGAGGACATCACCCGGGTGCTTTATTATCAATGGGTCGCGCCGACTCAGTACCAGCTTTATACCGACGGGACTATCCCAACGGCGAAGTTCATCTATCAGCAGATCCCAGCAAACCAAGTAGACCATTTTAAGATCAACTGCGTCTCGAACGAAAAGCGCGGACGGTCTGACTTCTTCCCAGCTTTAGGGTACATGAAGCGCCTTCGGGAAGCCGTGGACTATCAGATCATCGCCATGCAGAAACAGGCCGCGTGGGCCATTGATACCTCGATCGAGGGGAATCAGGCCGACGTAGACGGTTACGTTCAGGCAATGGAGCAAATGGGAACCATTCCGCCAGCCGGATCCGAGTTCGCTCACACGTCTAAAATTAAACGCGAGATGATTTCCCCAGCCGGAGGAAACAAAGGTCAGCAAGCCGCTTTCGAGTGGTGTCTTTCGATGATCTGCGCCTCGGTGCAAATCCCTACGAACTACATGGGGACGCACATGAGCGGGGGTGCTGCTCGCGCTTCGGCCGTCGTAGCTACCGAGCCAGTAGCGAAGAAGTTCCAGATGCGGCAGCTCTACATGGAGCGAATTATCCTGAAGATGGGCGAGCGACTCTCTGAGAAGTTCGGCA